AAATGTTTGACTTTCAGATGAACCATGTATATGATTCTCAGTTAGGATTCAACCATGACAATTATGACACGGGCGACAACAGTGAGTACATGGGACTTCACAACTTGAGGTTCTCGCGCTTTGGACTCAGTGATCATAACGACATTAGTCCTCGGGCTGATTATAGAAAGAACTGTACAGTAGTACCAACTATCAAACACAAAGAGACATTACAAGAGTATGGCAAAGAGTGGAAAGATCCATTAGGTTATTCACCATCAGGAAATAAAATAGCTAACGCATGGCCCAAGGCCATACAGATGATTCGTAAAAGAGGTTGGCAAGTGCTAACAGTTCACTACGAGGATCCAATTGACCAATGCGTTAAAAGAATGTTACAGAGCAAGGTAGTGATAGGCTACCATGGCGCACATATGTGGTTAGCAAGATGGTTAGGAATGCCAATGATCATCTTCTCAAAAGGAGGAAAGCAAAGAAGGAATATAACTCCTAATGCTTTTCCATGGTGTATAATGTACGAGTATTGGTCCGACTTCCATATTGATAGTATAGAAGAACAGATCTTTATGTCGATAAAGAAAAGAGATGAACAAATAGATGACTTCAAGTATTACCAAAACAATCCAAATTTATATAGGCTACGATCCCAGAGAAGCTAAAGCATACGATGTATGTAGAAGCTCGATTGTAAGACGATCAAAACTTCCTGTGCATAAATTGTACAGTCCAGATATCCCTGGATACTATAGAGAGAAGGAACCAATGCAATCAACGGACTTTACCAATACTCGTTGGGCTGTGCCTGCTCTTATGGACTATGAAGGTATCGGCATTTTTGTAGATTGTGATTTTGTATTCTTAGAAGATCCAGCTCAGCTAATACAACGACACTTTGATCCATCTAAAGCAGTAATGGTATGTAAGCATCCTTTGTATACACCTAATAGTGTAATTAAAATGGACGGAGTTCCTCAACACACAATGCCTAGAAAGAACTGGGCATCACTAATTATATTTAACAACGAACACCCATCAATCAAAGAAGGGTTATCGTGGAAAGAAGTCAATGAGCACATGCCAAGCAGAGACTTGCATCAGTTCAAGTTCTTACATGATGACGAGATAGGTTCAATACCATTGGATTGGAATTGCTTAGATGATTACTACGACTTAGAGAATCCAAAAGCAATACACTACACAGATGGTGGTCCATGGTTTGACAATTATGAAAGAACAATGTATAGTGACATCTGGAATACAGAACAAGCTATAATGAAGGCACAGAAATAATGGCAAGAAAGAAATCAAACATATTCAAAAGAGGACCTCACAAGCACGAGACTGATATACGTAACGACATTACAATGATCATCACTTGGTATGGACAGCAAGATTGTCTATTGAAGCAATGTCTTTTCTATACAGACATGGCCAAAGAATATGATATGATACCTAAAGTGATTATCATTAATGATGCTCATGAAGATGAGAGACAATACTTTCGTGAAACTATTAAAGCGTTCAAAGGCAACTTTGACTTGACTGGGATAGACATTAGAAAGGATGTTGGGTTCAATTCACATACCTGTAGAAACCTTGGAGTCAAGTTAGCCAAGACAGATTGGGTATGGCTATTAGATGTAGACTGCTTTGAGTCAGAAGACATATACAGGCATTCTAGGTTTGAGAAAAAGTTAAAAGATGGTGAGTTTTATGTACCAAGAGCACTAATGGATTATCCAGAAGATATGTCCGGCTATGAGCTACTTGATCCAAAAGGCCTTATCAAATACAAGACACATCCAAACAGTTGGATCATGAGCAAAGAATGTTTCTGGTCGACTGGAGGATACGATATTGAGTTCCAAGGCGTACGTCAAGGTGATGGAGAGTTTTTTATATCCATTGGCCGTGAAGGACATAAGCAATGGGACTACGGTCTGTTATCTGAGGAGAACCCACATCACATTATAGTGAGTTATCCTAAAAGAGATCCATGGTACATTAGACAGGATCCGTGGAAGCAGAACGAGGCAAGGAATCTTATAGACTTTGTCAGAACGAGAAATACTAACCCGTATAGGAAGTACAGAAAAAGAATATACGATATGGACTGGGAGTACGTATGAGCGAACAAGTAGAATTAAAATTGCTTAGCTCAGCTGAATTTGCAAAGATGATAACAGAAGAGGTGAGAAGTTCTAAGAATAGAATAACTCATTTAGATGCTATTGAAGATTTTTTAGAACGAAATGAAGAGGTGGAGCCAGAAACTATTGCATCACTAATACAAAGAAATCAAAAACTTAAAGCTGTTTTATATGAAGAAGCAGAAGTATTAAATCTAGTAAAAGGCACAACAGCAAAATTACCTATTGACTAATAGGACATTATAGGGTATAATAGACCCTATGATAAGTTACGCAGGCAGAATAAAAATAGTGGAACCGTTTGAAGTTTACCAAAAGTATCTCGCAATGAAGAGACACTTCACTAGTGATAGCTATGACTATCACAAGTACAATGGTAAGGTTAAGGCGAATCAACACTCATTTGATATTAGAAAGGACAAGTACTTCTTCTACAAGCTATCTAAACAGAAGCACGTAGAAGAGTTCTTACTCGCCAACTTTTTAGATGGCGATAATGATTTTTGGATAGGTCAACTAAGAGACGACAAGTGCACTGAGGTATATGAAAAATATCGTAAACGAAAGCAGTCGCTAACTTACACTTTCAAGGAAGACCTAACTAAAATGAAGGATGACTTTGATGAGAACATAATTGTTCCTGAGAATGAGCATCCATATTTACTTAGATTATACATGCGCAAAGATATTTGCATCGAAACGTTGACTTTAATAGACATGCTGGTGTATAATTATAAGTATTGGGACAAAGTGTTACACGATGATGTAATCTGGCCACAGGTCAAAACAAAGTCGTTAAATTACCGTCCCTTCATGTCAGTAGACATAAATAAGTATAAGGCAATCGTAACTGATCGCTTTAAATAATAAAACGCATATAACGTATACAACGCATATAGGAGAATATAATGACTGATACATTTGCAGCGCTTAAGCGCAACCGCACCGACGGCTTTGCTAACCTCACTAACGAGATTAACAAGCTAAACTCAAACGCCAAACAACAAAACGGTCCTGACGATCGATTCTGGAAACCAGATGTCGATAAAGCTGGGAACGGTTATGCTGTTATCAGATTCCTACCTGAGCCATCTAATGAAGATGTACCTTTTGTAAGGATTTGGGATCACGGGTTCCAAGGACCTGGTGGTTGGTTTATTGAGAACTCCCTCACAACACTAGGTCAGAAAGACCCGGTATCTGAGTATAACTCAATGTTGTGGAACTCTGGAATCGATTCCAATAAAGATAAAGTTAGAAAGCAGAAGAGACGTTTGTCTTTCATCTCTAACATCTATGTTGTTAAAGATCCAGCTCACCCTGAAAACGAAGGTAAAGTATTCTTGTACAAGTACGGGAAGAAAATCTTTGACAAACTGAATGAATCAATGAACCCTCAGTTCCAAGACGAGAGTCCTATGAATCCATTCGACTTATGGGAAGGCGCAGACTTCAAACTTAAAATTAGAAATGTAGAAGGCTACAGAAACTATGATAAGTCTGAGTTTGATCCATCCGCACCATTGCTTGATGACGACGCTGCATTAGAAGGTATCTGGAAATCAGAGAACTCCTTGCAAGAATTCGTTAACCCTAGCAACTTCAAAACATATGAAGAACTTCAAGCTAAGCTCAATAGAGTACTTGGTTTAGAAGGAGCAGCACCAAAAAGTACTGCAGCTGATACTCCAGTAATGGAAGAAGCTCCAGCACCGGTAGCTCCTAGAGAAGCAGTAGCACCAGCTCCTGCACCAGAAGTTTCTTCGGACGATGACGACGATGAGTCGTTAGAGTTCTTTAAGAAGTTAGCTCAGGACTAAGCTACGCCGGGTAAGACACGTCTGTGTCTATGACCCAAACTATCGGAGCCATTACCACTCATTCCAAAGGTGGTAGTGGTTTCGTTTTTTGCAGTCGTTACATTATTAACAACCGACGTTTGTACGTTAGAGTCACCTTGACCGGAACTCTGAGATTCTTTTTCTGATTCTTTAGCATCAGTACTACCAGCATTAACTACACTAGCTGGAACTGTTGGGATAGTGTCAACGAAGTCTGATGTATCTGCAACAAGACCTCTACCTTGATTCATCTGCTCTTGAGTAGCTTCAAACTTAGTGGCCATTGAAACAGTATCTTCATTCTGTTGAGCCATACTATCTACAACAGCAGCAATGATAGCATCTGCGCTATCAGGACCAGTTGCATCTGTAGCTCCTTTTGCAGCCTCAGCTTCAACATCTGCTTGCGTCTTCATCTCTAATAACTTCTGTCCAGTAACAGAGGAGATGGATCCATCTTCTACTTTAGCATCTATTTGTTCTTGGAATTCATTCATTGGCAACGACATATCAATGGTACCTTCTTCAACTAGCTTTTGTGCTGTTGTACCATCTCTATCTTGACCACGCTTTTCAATTCTTGCTCGAGCCTTATCACCAAACTCAACTTTCATACCTCTTATCTTATCAGCAAGACCGAAGTTTGGTCCAGGCACAGCATCTACAATACTTGCCAAGAATTCTATAATACCATTAATCAAGTCTCCAATACCTGCTATAATAAAGTCTCCAGCATTCTTTAACATATCAAATGCTACTGCGGGACCTTCTGTGAACAATGCAATAACAGCCATTGCAATAGAAGCAATAAATCCAAATACATTAGCAAGAGCTTGGAATACTATCATTAATACAGCAAAGATAGGTTTGAGAACATTTAACAACGTGTCGAGGATACCTTTAAGAACAACCATTATTAATTCTATTACAGGCATCAACGCTGGCAAGATTGTGTTGACTATTGTTTCCACCATAGGGGCAATAAAGTCAACCAACATCATAAGCATATCGCCTAGAATCGTCAATACGGATTTTATAGTTGGCAATATAGTTGTTAGGAAATTAGTAACGATTGGCATTATAGTGTTTGCTATTTTTAAGAACACTTCCATCACTACACTGAATACTTCCATCAGTATTTCAACAACAGGAGCAAGCATGGCAACGAGATTATCAAACATCTCTCTCATGCCTCTGAACAATTCAATACCTTGCTTTGTGACCATAAGAGCAGCTAAAGCAAGAGCTGCAATTCCTATCATAAAGAACTTGGCAAACTTAGCAAACGCTTTTACCATACCACTAAACATTTTCTTTAGACCAGAAAACATCTTGCCAAACAAGCTACCGATGCCTTTGACCATGCCACCCAATGCTTTGCCAACAACCGAGAGGGCCATGCCAGCTGGTGATTTTACCGCCTTATTGTTTTCTTGTGCCTTATCGTTTTGATCTTCACCAGGTGCTCCAGGTACGCTACTCTCTTCATCTTGTTTTTCTGCATCACTTTCATCTTGTGGAGGCGGTACTCTTTCAGCAGTGGTTTGAGTATTGTCAGCTATCTTTTGTAATAGTGCATGATTGTCTGCATTCTTTCTTTGCTTGAGCGCGTCGAAATGCATACTATGAACTTGTGACGCCATACCTTTTACAAAGTTAGCTGTCGTCTGGGTTGCTTCTCTTATTGCATCCAGTAAAGCAATACTGGAAGCAGACTCCTCACCATCTACTTTATCTGCTTCTGGCGCATCTATCTCTACTTGTACTGCTTGAGCAGCACCCGCAGATCCCCCACCACCACCAACGTTTTGCTGTTCAGATTGGAATTGTTTTATTTCTTCCGCAAGCTGTTTAGCCATTTCATTGGAGTCAATCCTATCTTCTGGACTTACATATAGTGAGGGTAAAGGCATTTAATTATTTTCCACTGCCGTTGATTTTATCTTTAGCTGTTCCAGCATATAGACCAAACCAAGCTGCACCTGCACCAACAACAATACTGATAAGACCAGATTGTTCCATAGTAGGCTCAGGAAGTTCCATAAACCACATGGTACAATAATACAATAAGAATATGTATACGCTTAAGAATGCACGCGGAAAGATT